GATATGTGGGACAAGGTGATAGGTGCATACGAGAAGAGGAAACTTACATACAAATCAGCATTACTTTCAGCACGACTCACTAGAATCTTGAGACATGGCGAGTACAATTTACATAAGCAAGAAGTATCCCTCTGGGAACCACCCACCACATGATTGATGAAGAACTCTGGCCTCCAATAGATGAGGTTCTTATCAGAAAACTAGAAGAGATCTACCCTGATAGATGCCCATCAATAGACACACCTGACCGAGAGATATGGAGGTACGGTGGACAGGTAGAGCTAGTAAGAATGTTGCGATCTGTATATAATGAGCAGAACAATGTCGAATAGTAATGGCTACAGCAAGTGAAGCTGTTGATGCAGCATATCAAAAATATTTAAACAGACCTGCTGGTGCTACGGGTAAGGATTATTGGGTAAAGACCTGGGAAGCTGACTATCAAAAAGCTATAAGCGAAGGTAAGACCGCAGCCCAAGCTGAGGCTGCTGCGACTGCTGCTACTAATAAACATATTTCATCAAGCACAGAAGGTAAAGTTTATGCAAAGACTGGGATAACTAAGACAGCCATTGAAGGTACGGCAGGATATGACACGATAGACGAAACTGCTGATTGGTACACAACTAACTTCACAGCAGATGATCCTAATGAATATGCAACTGGTATGAGAGATGAGGACTGGGCTTCCAAATTAAATACAACAAACCTAGAAAATTACACGCAAGGTTTAAATAAAATGTATGGAGAATTGCAAGGTAATACGGTAGGACAAGAGGGCCTTGAATGGTGGGGATACACGAAAACTCAAGGCATTGACCATTATATGAGTGATGCTGGTGGTAACTATTCTTTTGAGACAGCAAGTAAGCTTGCAGATTTTGATATAGCAAGTGATATAAAATTAAACACAGGCCACCAAAACTATAAGAAGTTTGGAACGATAGGATATGGCAACCCACTAGAAATCAAGACAAATGTTGATGATCATGGTGACATAACGACTAAAGAAGTATATTTAAACCTTGATCCAGCAACAAACTTAAATCCAACTGGTACAAAGACTGCTACGCAATACCAAATAGATGATGATGGTGAGTTTGTATTAGATGATGATGGAAATAAAATAGCAACAGGTAGCACAGCGACACCTTATTCATGGCAGTACGTGCCTGATGCAACAGCACCTGGTGGATACAAGATAACACCAGTCTCTTTTGACACAGGTGCTGGTGGTTCTGTTGTAGGCCATGACTATCACATGGCTAACTATATATCAGATGATGGAGGTAAAAAGACTTTTGAGATTCCAAGTGGTGTAGAGAATGTAGATGCAAGCCAGTTCATGTTAGGGCCTAACGATCCAAGCAAACTAAGCATTGCTCAATGGGCTGAAACCCCTGGAGGTAAAGCAGCTATTGCTAACAATCAGTTTGGTATTAAGAACAAAGGCTTCACAGTTGTAGACGGAAAACTTTCACATACTCCTTCAGGAGTAGATCACACCATACAAGATACTAACCTTGGGCTAGGAATCGGAGAAGAAGTACCTATTAACTGGGGTGGAGGATATGTAACAACCTTGTCAGGAGCCCCTACTCCTGCTGGTTACACACCACCCGAAGAGGAAGAAACAGCAATGATGCGTGGCGGTGGTGGTAATACAATCATCAACTTAGACCAGAGCCAGAAAAGCACAACAGCAGCAGACAAAGCACAAAAACTAGAAGACAGATCTATAGGTTCAGGTAAAGGAAGGAAGGGTTACACTACGAATAAGTACAAGCCAACAGGAAACATACGAACACTTGGAATAGTCTCATAGTAATATCAAGCTATTATTAAGTAACTGCAGAGATTAGCCATGTGTGGTGGTGGTAGACCAAAAGGGCCTTCTGAAGAAGACAAACAGAAGGCAGATGAAAAACACGAAGAGAACATTGCTCTACAGAAAGAGCAGATGGAAGAACAGAAGAAGCAATTTGAAATAACTAGAGCAGATAACCAAGCTAGATATGACGAACAAAGACGACAAGCACAAGCTGCACCACCTCCACCACCAGAGAAAACAGCAGGAGTAGCAGCACCAGCACTAGATTCTAAGAGATGGGCTAAAGGTGGTGGAAAGAAACAATACACAAACCCACCCGACAAAGCACCAACACCAACCAAGTCGTCAGCACATGCGGCTAAGAGTCTTTACATCCCTACATAAATGGACTTAAGCATTGACCCTATTGATCTAGCACCAGGGAAAGGAGCTAAAGATAAGAAGGAAGGTACTACCCTTGCTGGTAGATACGACCAACTAAAAACTAACCGTGATCCTTTCCTTCAAAGAGCTAGAGATTGTGCAAAGGTAACTAACCCTGCTGCCTGCCCTGACTCCAACATGGGAGATCATGGAAAACTCAAGACACCTTGGCAATCAACAGGTGCAATGGGTGTTAGTAACTTACAAAATAAATTAAACCTAACTCTCTTCCCTCCTAACACTCCCTTCTTCAAGCTAGAGATTGACAGCCTTGCATTAAGAATAGAAGAGCAAGGGCCAGAGATTAAGACAGAACTCGACACAGCATTAGTAAAGGTAGAGCAAGCTGTGATGACTGAGCTAGAAACCATGAGTGCAAGAGCATCACTTGCTCAGGCATTTCAACAGTTGCTAGTAACAGGTAATGTCCTTCTCTATGTACAAGAAGACAGGATCAGAACTATACATTTACAAAACTATTGTGTCGTTCGTGATCCAATGGATCATGTGACTGAGATTTTAGTAGAAGAAGAAGTATATCCTGAAGCACTACCAGATGGATTCTTCCCTGAACAAGAGAAGGAAGAGGAGAAGCTAGGTCCAGTCAAGAAGACAGTAAAGATACATACATGTGTTAAGACTGAGAACGGTATCACTCGCTGGTATCAGGAGTGTAAAGGTAAGGAGATTCCCAATACATACGGCATGTGTCCAATGGATTGCAGTCCTTGGATTGTGTTGAGGTATGAGCGTATTGAAAGTGGAGAAGAGTACGGAAGAAGTCATGTCGAGAAATACTACGGTGACTTGACTGCACTTGAATCTTTGTATCAAGCATCCATCGAAGCAGCAGCAGCAGCCAGTAAAGTTCTGTTCCTTGTGAACCCCAATGGAACCACTAGGCCACGTACTCTCAGCAGTGCGGCGAATGGTGCAATAGTCCAAGGTAACGCTGCTGATGTGACTGTCGTTCAAGCTCAGAAGCAGGCCGATCTACAAATAACAATGAGTATGATCGAGCGTATAGAGCAGAGATTAGAGTTTGCTTTCTTACTTAATCAAGCAGTACAACGACCAGGTGAAAGAGTTACAGCAGAAGAAATAAAATATATGGCTCAGAGTTTGGAAGCAACAATCGGAGCTTTCTATTCAATACTTACTCAAGAACTACAGCTACCACTGGTACGCAGGTTGATCTATATGTTACAGAAGAAAGGCAAACTACCTGAGTTCCCTAACAGTCAGGAGACAGGCGAACCTTTAGTACAGCCAAGAGCAGTGACAGGTCTTGAAGGTATAGGTAGAGGTGATGATATGAATAAGTTAACTGAGTTCTTAACTATTACTCAGCAGGTACTAGGCCCAGAGATAGCACAACAGTATGTAAATTACGAAGAAGCACTGCGAAGATTGGCAGCTAGTGCTTCAATAGATACGACAAACTTAGTCAAAACAAGTCAGCAACTACAGCAAGAAGCTGCTGCTGCACAAGCTCAACAGCAACAACAGCAGCAAGAAATGCAGATGATGGAAATGATGAAGTCATCTGCTATGTCTAAAGCCGTTGACAATTACACCCAACCAGGTTCCCCTTATGGCCCCCAATTCTCAGGAGACTCCGAAACAGGAGCAGCAGGAAGCATCCCTAACACCGTCCCCGATTTCGGGGCAGCAGCCGAAGGACTCCCCAGTGGCCCAGTCTCAGGAGGAGAAACCTAGAGAGTTAGCTACTATTAAAGAAGAGAAGCCAGTTGCTAAGAAGAAGAAAGATAAAGAGCCAAAAGTTACTAAAGACGGCGAACGGCACATCACTATCAAATAACAACCTTTCACCCATCACATCCAATGCCAGAAGCAATTACTATTTCCGAACCAGAGACAGGTGCGTTATCTCCTGAACAGGAGGCAGATGCAAAAGATCAAGCACTTGTAAATGAAGCAGAACAGAACGGGCCAGTTAAATTTGCTGGTAAGTATGAGTCTGTTGAAGAGTTAGAAAAAGGATACGCAGAACTTCAGAAGAAGTTAAGCGGTCAAGAAGAAACGACAGAAGAAGTATCTGAGTCGAAGGAAGAAGCAGCACCAGCCAACGCTTCAGAAATCTATGGTGAATACATAGGTAGTCGCCTTGATGAAGCTGGTGTCGATTACCAAGGGATGAATACTAAATGGCAAGAGACAGGTAAGCTAGATGATGACGACTACGCAGCATTAGAAGGTGCTGGCTTTAGTAAGGATATGGTCGAAGCATACCTAGATGGTGTGCAGTACAGAGCAGAACAAGACTCACAGCTTGCAGCTAAAGAAGTAGCAGCAATTAAGAATGAGTTCGGAGGTGAGCAGGTCTACAACGATATGATTACATGGGCTGCTGGAAACTTAGACAAAGCAGAAGTTGATGCGTTTAATAACATGCTTAAGACCAGTAATCCACATCAAATAAGAATTGCTGTCGCTGGTATTCAAGCTGCTTATATGAACAACGCACCAAGAGAACCTAAGCTTGTCGGAGGTAGAACGCCTAGAGCAAATACCACTAAGTTTGAATCAACTGCACAGGTAGTAGCGGCTATGAATGATGAACGATATGCAACTGATCCAGCGTATAGACAAGAAGTACAAGAAAAACTTAGTCGCTCAAAAGTGTTGTAAGGGGTATTATATAAACAACCTAAACATTCTCGTATAAACAACGGCCCCTTGCGAGGGATACCCTGCGTTGAAGAGATAGTGAAGGGAAACCTTTCTTTCTTTTTTCCGTGGCTAATTTTACTAGCTCACGGCTAGGTCTTGTAAACAATACAGGCTCTAGCTATGACGCTTTATTTTTGAAAACGTTTTCGGGAGAGGTCTTGTCTGCCTTCCGTAAAGCGACCGTGTTCGAGTCGTTGCACACCGTACGCACGATATCGTCTGGTAAGTCTGCTCAATTTCCTATCATTGGATTAAGCAGCACAGCATATCATACACCTGGTACACAGCTTACAGGTAATGCTATTAAGCACGCTGAAGCTGTTATCAATATCGATGACAAGCTCGTATCAAACGTATTCGTTGCTGACATTGATGAGGCTAAGAACCATTATGACGTTCGTAGCCAGTACACCACAGAAATGGGTAACGCATTAGCGTACACATTTGATAAGAACGTAGCAGCTACTATCTGCCAAGCAGCAAGAACAGCTACTAACTTCAACACTGACCTACCTGGTGGTACTCGTATCAAGATTGTTGCTTCTAGTAAAGCAGCTATCACAGGAGCACAGCTAGTCAGTGCTATGTGGTCAGCAGCAGAGCAGATGGATATAGATAATATTCCTGAGGATGGGAGATACCTAGCTCTTGGCCCAACCGAATATTATAAAATCGCCCAAACAACAGACGTACTCAACAGAGACTGGGGTGGTTCTGGAGCATACGCAGATGGAACAGTCTTAAAGGTAGCTGGTATCAGCATCGTTAAGTCTAACCACTTGCCAACTACAAACCGTTCTCAAGTAACTGGTGAGAACAACACATACCATGCTGACTACACAGACAGCGTTGGACTTGTGTTCAACAAGCAGGCTGTTGGTACTGTGA